TTGTATCGGTAAATTTGTTGGAGTTGGGGTAATTGTGGGTGTAGAAGTTTGAGTTGGTGTGCCTGTGTTAGTTGGTGTATTAGAAGGTGTTGATGAATTACTTGGTGTGTTAGTTGGTGTGACATTAGGTAATGTTGGGAAGAAACACTCCGTATTTGTAGGTGTATTAGTCGGTGTTGGTGTGTTTGTCGATGTAGGTGTACTAGTTGGAGTATATGTCGGGAAGAAACATTCTGTATTTGTTGGAGTTGGAGTCGGTGTTAAAGTATTAGTTGATGTAACGGAAGGTGTTTGAGTATTTGTAGGTGTTTTAGTTGGTGATGGAGTGTTAGTAGGTGTTGGTCTTACAACAAATAAATTAAATAAACAATCTCCACTCAAAGAATTTATGATATATTGACCATAAACTTCACGAGGGGGTGACAACAATGCAGAGTTAAAATTATAAGGAATAACGTGATTACCCAAATCAATTTTAATATGTTGATTATCCGGGATAAAAACAATATTGAGTGTTTTTCCGCTATATATCTTACTTTGTATCGTTATCAAATTATTCATTCTTCAAATATAAAATTAAATAGTTGGTGTTGGAGTTGGGGTAATTCCGACACAAATCGGAGGGTCTCCTTGACATGGTCCATTTTGCATAGTTATTATTGGTATACCAAATGACAAAATATCCGGATATGTTATTGATTGCGGTTCTGAAGCGCATATTGTTGTTGATAAACAATCACCGGCTTCTGAAATAATCCAATTATCTAAAACGCCATCACAATTAATGTAGGTTCCCAAATAAGACGAGCAAAAACTATATTCTATTTTTACACAATTACAACAATTATTATATGAACTATAATAAACCCCAAAAGATAGTGATTCACTAGTCGGACTCCAAAATCCAATAGGTTCATTATTTAAGGATTCACAGGTGAAAATTTCAGTGTCTGAATTTTCATACACCATAACCCAACTAACTCCGTTCCATCTAACAATCAAATCTAAAACGTTACCATAAACATTACTGTAAGAATAAGTCGGTTTTCCATTATAAGAACCCACAGGATTAGATGTTAATGAAATAGGTAATGTCGGAGGATCACCGGGTATTTGTTGTGTTGATATGAACGTGACACACAAACTTAATAATTGAGTTGTTGTAGGTGTTATTGTCATAGTCGGTGTGTTAGTTTGTGTGGGGGTAATAGTTGGAGTAATTGATGGAGTTGCTGAATTTGTATTTGTTGGGGTCTGACTAGGAAAAGTAGTTTCAGTAGATGTTGGTGTATTTGTAGGGAAAATAGTTGTAGTGGTGGTTGTTGGATTAAATGTGGTTGTTGTAGTAGTAGGGTTAAAAGTTGTAGTGGTGGTTGTTGGATTAAATGTGGTTGTTGTAGTAATTGGTGTTGGTAGTGTAAATTCAAAATCATCACCCAAACAACAATTTGGACAATCATAGTCGAACAAGTCAAATTTATTTTTTAATAATAAGAAGTTGTGTTTTACCTCATCCGCACTCAAAGGTTGGGTATACATTCTGAATTGAGAAATTCCTCCTTCAAACGTTCCACCAAAGTTTTGTTCTAAAAGTATGTTTGTTTTAAGTTCAGAGAAGGTAGTTCCACTTAAAATGTTTGTTGGAAATAATTCCGGGTCTTGTTGATAGATCAAACCTGATGTTGATTCGGGTATCCCTGTGAATGTTAAATGGTTATGTAATCCTTGAGTTCCTCCGCCCCAAGAAATATTATACGGAACCCCAACTTGTTTTTCTTTATCGGTGTCTAAACCTCTCGGTATGATTTCTTCTATATTTTCTATCACATCAAATATTCTACCATTAACATAAATTTTTAATCTACCCATTCTATATTTCTTCTCATCTAACCAATCTCTATTTAATTTAACAATTTCAATTTCTTCTGATGAACTACATCCATGTGTGACCGGTGGCTTGATGAGAGATACTGAATTATTTGCCAAAGAATCTAAATATTCTATTTTTGTGATTGAACCTAAACCTCCCCTGTAGAATAAATCGCAGTCGTCTAAATTGTAATATCTTTCCCAAACAAAATTTACCTGAATCCAATGCTCTTGTTCCAAAAATTCGGGATTACCCTCGGCAACACAATAGTCATAAATCTTTTTAGTCGTACAATAGTCATCTACAGTATATCCCGTTGTGTAAGTTGCACCTGTTTGACAAGTGGTTCCTGTTGTTTCACATCCACCGGTAAAACGAAGTATTCTAACTCCGATACCAGGATTTTTGGGATCTCCACATAATTTGAATGAAATTGCATTTGACATGCCGTCAAATAAAGGATCCGTTTCACAAGTATTTTCAACCGATCCATAACTTTCAGATTCACAATCTTGACAAGTATCACAAGGAGTTCCGCAATTTGATGGTTCCGGTTCAGGTTTAACAAAATGTTTTGTTCTGCAACCATGTTGTTTACATTCCCAACCACAAGTTGGAACTGGATCACAATTACATTCACATTTCGGTTTATCTGAAAAAGGATCGGTTGTTCCTCCACACACGTTACACCCAAAATTATCATGAGGGTCATGAACACCACCTTCAGATCTTGGAGGATAAACAAATATACATCTTGAATTTGTCACCCCCGTATTACAACACGCACAAGTTTCAAGTGATATCAAACCTGAAGTCACTCTATTATACCCCGGTAATGATTCCGGCGATCCATCGGCGTGATGGTAAAATTTATTTTCCGCTCTTGTTCCTAAATAAAAGAAAATATTTTTATTGTTAGGATAAATTTCGTTGAGGGTTGTTTCATCAGGATTTGGAACAAATTCATCGACTAATCTAGGCTTCAACAATAACTCAACTGACCACCCTTTATTAACCCTGTTTGGGAATAACTCATAATCATATCCGAAAAGTTTATAAAACCCTTGATAAAATCCGCCGTATAATTCGTGATAAACACCTACCTTGTTGTTATACTTGGATACAACCTCAAACAACATATTTTCATTTAACCCTGAAAATTGTAAATTTGGAGACCAAGTATATCCGGTGACCTGATGAAGTTTAAATCTTCTATCAAAAGATAATCTATGAAATTTTAGTGGGTCCGATAATAATCCCTGCGTAAATGTAATTGTTTGTCCGGTCATGTCACTAACAAGACCATTATCGATACCTGTTAGCCCAATATCACAAGACGTGCTTGATGATAGACAAGTTAAATCTTCGTCTTTAGAGTTATAAAAATTTGTAGAAATTAAATTATTGTCAGGATTATAATCTTTGTAATTGAGAACAAATAATTCACTAGAGTTCGAATCATCTAAATCAAAATTAAATGGTAATTTATTTCCATCATTAATGGCAATAATATTTCTTGAGAAGATCACTTCTTCTTTATAATCTTTTTCGTCTGACGCAAGAGAGAAATCTTGTATTATTGGTCTTTCAATTATACGCCATTTATTAAAAACATACTGATTTATATTTTGATATGCCATATTTCATAGATAAATACCTTGTATCGCAGTATTTATATATAAAAAAAGATGATTGAATTAGGTAAAGAATATTTTTTCAAACCATATTATTTTTTTCTAACTGAAAAAACTAATAAAATATCCTTATATTATTCTGTTGGCAATACTTTAACAGAATCAAAGAAAAAAGACGACAAAATGGACTTCGATAAAAAAGATCTGGGAGTTGTTAAAAGAGGTATTTCAAGAATTTTGAAAGACAAAAAAGTTAAAACAAAAGATCAAATAAAAAAATATTTTGAACCTGTTGAAAAAAAGGGTGAGATTGAAGAGTTTATTGATTCTGATGGAACACTGAAAAGTTCAAGAATACCTAAACTTGATATGGCTATGGCACCTAGAAAAACGACAGATCAAACTGTAGTTGCGGCAAGAATGACAAATAACCCGGTAACAAGAGGTTATAGAAAATATTATGGTGAGTCGGTTGAAGAGGATAATAATGTCGTTAACGAAATAGATTTTTCTGATGCTTTTGGATATGAAGAAACAAAAGATATGGACGGTAAAAATACGTTCAAATATTATGTGAAAAAACTTGATATGGATCCGGATGATGCAAAAGAAAGAACAAAACAGCAAGGTAAAGATCCTTCAGGTAAAAGAACTAAAAAAGCACCAAAAAGAATTAGACAAAAACCCGGTTTTATTGATAGAATGACTTTATCAGAAATTGAAAAAAATAAAATGATAAAAATGGTTGAAGATATTCTTTATAATATGAAAGGTAATGACCATGAAATCAATGAAAAAGAAAAACCAATATCAAAAATAATTAAGAAAAATATTGAATCACTTAAAAAGATTGCAGATAGAGAAGGTATTACCCTTAATCAACTTGTTAAAATGTTAAAAAGTGAATAAAGATCTATACGGAAAACAATACAAAATACCTAATAACATTTTGGATCATTTGAAAAAATATTCAAATAATGAATCTATTTCAAATCTTCTATCAACAGGAAATATTTCTTATTCTCAAATGAAAAAGTTAAAGAATAGAATGGAAAATGGTGAGAAACAGGAATTGGGTGAAGATAGTTTCTATAATTGGATAAATCAAAATTTGAATTCTGATAGAGGTTCAATTAAAACTTCAAAAAAAATAAAGGCAGATACTGGAATGCAAAATCAGTTCATCAGACCTCATGAAAAACAAGGATTTAGTAATCACAATAAAACAAATGCCGATGTTGAAATAACAGAAGCACTAAAAAGAATAAACCAATTAATGTCTAAAATTATTTAATTATGGCTGATCAATTAGAACCGATTGATTTATCTCAAACAGAGAATAACGCATTAAGTCAATACGCAGAACAAGAAAGAAAAAGATTGTTTCCAAAAAATAACTACAATACCGCTAATCAATATTCATCGGTAAATCCTGACGCTTTAGCAACAGGTGATGAACAAGGTAAAGGAACTGGTGGATATTTGGATGTTTATAATAATCTAGCAGGAAACAATATTGATAATGTTGAGAGGAAAGATGAAATAAAAATAAACAGGTATAATTCAAGTAAGACCTATCCTGACTTCTAATGAAATTATTAGGAACATTAAGAAATATTTTAGTTGAACGAGCATCATTAGGTGATTTAGTAGATGCGGTTAAAAAAAGAAAAAAACTAATCATCTATTATGATGGAGACGAACCAGGAGGTAAAGGTCTTCGTGAAATCGAGCCTGTATGTATTGGAGTTAGTAAAAGGAATAATAAAGTTTTAAGGGCTTGGGATATGGAAGGGTCTTCACATACAGACACATTAGGGACTCAACCATTACCTGGATGGAGGTTGTTTAGAATAGACAAAATATTGACAAGCAAACCAACAGGTGAGATTTACAATGAAGTCAGACCAGGTTATAATTTAAATGGAGATAAAAGTATGGTGAGCGTCGTTATAAACGCAAAATTTTAAATTACTATGGATCAATTATTAGAAAAATTAGCAATATCCAAAGCGATAATGGATAAACATAATCAGATAAAAAGAGGAGGTGCAACTGAACCTGTGATAAATAATATTGAAATGCCTCAAGTCCAAGATTTTTCGACCCCTATGGCTAATTACAATATACCCCAAGAATTCTTATCTGAAGCAAGTATTCCGTCATCCAAGAAAACTTCAAACCAACCAATGAGTGAAGATGCAATAATGAAGTCAAGATTACCAGATGAGATTAAAAAACTAATGATTGAAAATCCAATTGTTGCAACCAACCCATTGGTTAATTCCGGAATTGAACTTTCAGATGAAATGATAGAAAAGGCGACAAAATTGATGGGGACTAATAGACAAAACTTAGAACCCTCAAGAAAAATAACTAATACGCCACAACCACAAGTTAATAATAACGATCTTAAAAAAATGATCAAAGAAGTAGTTCAAGAAGTTCTCAAAGAAAACGGGTTGATTGCCGAATCAACATCTAAAACAAGTGAGGTCGTCTCAATTAAGGTTGGCCAGCATATTTTTGAGGGTAAGATAACCAAAATAAAAAAAATCGCCTAATTATTTCTTTATAATCTAATTTTTGTTATTCTTAAATAAAAAAGAATGTCAAAAATTAATGTATTAGTTCTCCCAAGTGACCGTACCGGAGTTGGTAAATTCAGATCTGTAGATCCACACATTTTCCTACAAAATATGTATCCGGATGAATTTCATGTAGATATCGATTATGAACCAAACGTGAACGATCCTAATTACTGGAAAAAATATCAAATTATTCACATCCATAGAAATATTGGACATACTTATGAAAACACTCCCAATATTTTAAATTGGTTTAAAAGTGTTGGAATTAAGGCGATTGTGGATATTGATGATTATTGGCTTCCAACAAAAGAACATCCAATTCATGATATCATCAGAATTAATAAGATTAACGAAAAAATAGTTAATAACTTAAAAACGGCGGAATTCGTAACTACGACAACCTCACTATTTGCAGACGAAATTTCTAAATTCAACAAAAATGTTTTTATTTTTCCTAACGCAATTAATCCTAACGAACCTCAATTTAAAGAACCAACATTACCTAGTGATAAAATTAGAGTTGGTTGGTTAGGAGGATCTTCACATTTACATGATTTAGAACTTATGAGACCTTCTATGTCAAAAATAAGTTCATTAAGAGATAAAATACAAATGGTTTTATGTGGGTTTGACACAAGAGGTACAATTACAGAAATTAATCAACAAACCGGAGAACAAAAACAAAGACCTATTAAACCTGAGGAAACTGTTTGGGCAACATATGAGCAAATAGTCACAGATAACTATTATGGTTCTTCAGAGGATTATATAAAGTTTTTGAAAAAATACAAAGAAGAAATTTATCCCGGGTCCGAAAATATGAATTACTCCAGAGTTTGGACTTTACCTGTAACATCTTACGCTAAAAATTATTCTAAATTTGACATATCTTTAGCTCCGATTAAAAATCACATCTTCAATAGAATGAAATCTCAATTAAAGGTTATTGAAGCCGGGTTTTATAAAAAGGCTCTTATAGCGTCTAATGTAGGTCCTTACACAATAGATTTGACACATTGCTTAAAAAATGGTAATTTTGTGGATGGAAACGCTTTATTAGTTGATGAAAACAGAAATCACTCTGATTGGGCTAAGTATATTGAGTAAAACATCTAACCCAAAAGTCGCTGATCAATTTATTAAATATATTGATTGGTTCAGAAAAAGATTTCCTGAAGATGATATGTTATCATTAGATCAGGTTTTCTTAAAAAGAGCCGCTCTTGTTCCTGAATTTGCGAAGATTGTGTGTGTAAGTGTTGCATTCGTTACAGATAAAGATGAGATAAAAAAACAAACATTTTCCGGAGATGACGAAAAACAACTTTTGAAAGATTGTCAAAAACTATTGGATAGATGTGGTAAATTAGATTTCCATCTTTGTGGTCATAATCTAAAAAACTTTGACATACCGATGCTTGCAAAACGTATGATAATAAATGATCTTATGCCACCGTCTATTCTTCCTTCATACGATACCAAACCTTGGGAAATTAAAGCTATCGATACAAAAGAAATTTGGCAATATGGGGCATATACCTCAATAGGATCATTAGATCTTTTATGTACAACTATGGACATACCAACACCAAAAGGTGGTGAAGTTACAGGAGATAAAGTACATCATACTTATTGGGAGGAAAACAAATTAAAAGAGATTACAGAATACTGTGAAAAAGATGTTGAAGTGTTAATTCACATAATTAAAAAATTAAAACAATTACAATAATATGGATAATAATGATGTTATGAAATTCTTCGAGAATGAAGAATTTTCTTCCGGATTTGATTTATATTCTACAATCGATGTTGAAATAGAATCTTTAGATAGAGTACTTGTTCCTACTGGACTTAAATTTGATGTTCCTGATGGAACCGAAATTCAAATTAGACCAAAAAGTGGTTTAGCTCTCAAATTAGGTTTGACAGTACTAAATACCCCGGGAACTATTGATTCAGGATACAACGGAGAAATCAAAGTCATTTTGTTTAATACAAGTAAGGAAAAAATTATAATTAATAAAGGAATGAAAATCGCACAAGCAGTATTATCACCTGTAATTAACGGAAGTTGGGTTAGCCTAATAAAGGTGGATTCGATTGATGATAAAGACAGAGGGGATAATGGATTTGGATCAACAGGAATATAAAATTTAAGTTATGATAACGATAGGTTATAGCACAAGAACTTCAAACCCCACATATAAAGAATATTTACAAAAAACTTGTATGTATAAAGAAGTTCAAATTATTGAAAAAATAAACAACGGTGATAAATCATTATCTCAGGTTTATAATGAGATTCTTGAAGAGTCAGAACATGATATTGTTGTTTTGTGCCATGATGATTTAGAATTTGACACAAAAAATTGGGGAGAAAAAGTTCTCAAAAGTTTTGAGAAAAATCCGGAGTATGGAATTCTTGGTTTGGCCGGGACTAAATTTCTTGATAAATCAGGACAATGGTGGATAGTCCCTCAAACTATGTATGGGATCGTGAATCATAAACATGAAGGAAAAAAATGGACTTCTACATACTCACCCCATATCAATGATAAGATTGAAGAAACAATAATTGTTGACGGATTGTTTATTGCAGTAGACAAAACAAAAATTAAACATAAGTTCGATGTATCTATTGATGGGTTTCATTTTTATGATTTAGGTTTTTGTCTACCAAACTTTTTGGATGGCGTGAAGATAGGAGTCACATTTAACAACCGTGTTACGCACTTATCTATAGGTCAAACAAATCAACAGTGGGAAACAAATAGAGTAAACTTCGCAGAAAAATACAAAGAGTATTTACCAATTGATATTACAAAATTCGAAGAAAATTCTGAAACATTCATTTTTGTACACGATGAACGAATTATTTTAGATTTTGAAGAAAGTAATAAATTCAAAAATTTCAAAAACTACAAATACGTTTTTTTGGGGAATAGGTCAACAGATAAAATTAAATCCATGGATAATGTTATTATCGCAAATAAGTTTGAAGATAATTTAGAAAAATATCCATTATTCACCGCTTTTACCGGGTGGTATCTTCTGTGGAAAAATAAATTGATAACCAAAAAATACGTAAATTTGTTTGAATATGATATCATGTTAATTCAAAATTTACCTCAATCTCAAAGTAAATTTTTTTACGAGAATTGGGATATGATTGGGTATATACCTTTCCCGGCTAACCACGGTCAGTATATTGGAGAAAAAAAATTTGTCAACAAGCTCTTTGATGCGATAATGTCAACATATAAAATTAATTTAGAAAAAACATTATTATCAACAATTAGAACCAATCCAAACATGCTTTGGTCAAGTACTAGTAATATCACTATGAAAACGGAGATTTTTAATGAGTTCATGACTTGGTTCAATCCGTTGGTTGATTATATAAAAGATGACACTTATTGCGGACATTCATTTGAAAGATCTATTTCTTTTTTTTATCTTTTGAAAAATAAAAAGATCGCATTAACAAAGGGTCTTATTCAACACTTACAAATGAATTCTCACGAAACACAACCTCATAAGGTTGATTTTGAAATCGGAATGAAAAAATTAGTACATGGTTTATGAAATATTTAAGTTTTAGTTTATGGGGAGACAAACCCATTTATAATGTTGGAGCGATTAAAAATGCCGAATTATGGAAAGAAATATATCCAAATTGGCAAATGGTTGTTTACTATGATAATTCAGTTCCTTCGAAAACCATTGATAAATTGATCGAATTGAATGTCATGGTAATCAACATGACAAATGAAAACTTATATGGTCCTTTTTGGAGATTTTTAGCCGAGAGTATATCAGATGCTGAATATTCTATATTTAGAGATACAGATTCTAGACTTACACTTAGAGAAAAACTGGCAGTTGATGAATGGATTACCTCAGGTAAATCTTTACATGTCATGAGGGATCATCCTGCTCACAGAATTCCTTACGGTGCTCACTCTTTAGGAATATTAGCGGGCATGTGGGGTATCAAATCTAATGTTATACCTCTGAAAAAAATGATAGAAAATTCTGAGTTGTCAAGAACTACAAAGTATGGAACTGATCAATCTTTCTTGAGAACTATTTTTTCTATTTTTGAAAATGATAAAGTGACACATGATGAATTTTTTGATAAAACCCCTTTTCCAATTAAAAGAGACCCTGGAAGGTTTGTCGGTGAAAGAATGGATGAACATGACAAACCGGTAGGGGAAGATTATAAGATTTTTTTATGAAGATAGATTATGCAATTGTAAGTTCCAACGACGAACCAATGTATTTAGATTTTTGGGAAATAGTTCGTGATTTATGGATAAAAAAAATAGGAATAAAACCTATTTTAGTTAAAATAGATAATGTAGACGAAGTAATTGACGGTGGGGATTTTATCATTCACAAAATAAAAAAGGTAGAAGGAGTAAATACAGGATTTCAATCTCAGATTGCTAGATTGTATGTAACTAAATCTTATCAAGATAAGGTATGTTTAATATCTGATATAGATATGTTACCTTTATCCAAAAATTATTTCGTCGACAATATAAAGAGTTATGAAGATGAATCAATGATCATTTTCAGTTCGGACGCATATGGTGGTATTGGTCGATATCCAATGTGTTATAATGCAGCTAAAGGGTCCCTATTCGATGAAATATTAAATTTAGATAGTTCCTTTGAAAGTTTTTGTTCCAGACTTTTATCATTGAACCTGTCTTGGGATACAGATGAAATATTCTTAGGTAGAATGATAGATTCTTATAAGAATAATAATAAGATAATAAAATTAAAAAGAGGATGGGTTAATGGTATTGCAAATCACAGGATTGATAGAGCATCATGGAATTATTCGATTTCCGAATTACAACAAAATAACTATATTGATTGTCACTCTCTCAGACCTCTATCACAATATAAAATAGTTATTGACAATTTATTAAGGTTATTATGAAAATATTAGTTTCCATATTATCCGCAAATTTTGAACCATTCATTACGTTAGAACAAGGAATAAGAGAAACATGGTTGATGAATGATCACCCCGAAATTGAAAAAATTTTTTATTATGGTAATCATGATAAAATAGAATTGATTGGTGATAAACTTTTTGTAGACTCCCCCGAGGGATTGATGAATGTTGGACACAAAACATTGAAAATGTTTGACTTTGTTTCGAAAAATTTCAGTTTTGATTATTTGTATAGAACAAACTCTTCGTCTTATATCGATTTAAATAGATTATATGAATTTATTATAAATAAACCAAGAACTCAATTTTACTCAGCGGTTATAGGAAATTACAATGAGATCAAATTCGGTTCAGGTTCAGGATATTTTTTATCTAAAGATTTAGTGGATTTAGTTCTCAAAAATAAAATGATGTGGAATCACGAATTCATTGATGATGTTTCTTTAGGAAAATTTTTAACAGATAAAGACGTTCAAATTTTTCAGGCGGAAAGATTCGATGTGACACCAAGTAATATTCACAAAATCGATATCGATTACTATCATTACAGAGTGAAACAAGAAGATGATAGAAATAAAGATGTCCAAATGATGAAATTAATCCATAAACTCAAAGAAAATATAAAAGTTACAATTTAAAATTAAAAAAATGAACCACGAAGTTTATTCTGACGAAACCATAAAAAATAGAATTTCCGAGTTATTAGAAACACCAAGGATGTACCATATACCATTGATTTCCGAGGAACATGGTCACGCCAATACAACTAAAGGATTGTTGGATTTGGTCAAAGAATGTATAAACACAAAAGATATTGTAGTCGAGGTCGGTTGTTTTTCCGGTGTGAGTAGTCGCATTTTTGCATTAGGGTGTCGCGAGTTGCATTGTATTGACCCCTATAGTTGGCCGGCAACATTCCAAGCCGAAAAGATGTTTGAATCTATGCTTCCTGAATATCCTAACATAAAAAAAATAAAAATGACAAGTGTTGATGGATCAAAATTATATGAAGATTATAGTATTGATTTTATCTATATAGATGCCGATCATACATACGAGTCAGTGATACAAGATATTGAAAGTTGGCAGTCTAAAGTAAAAAAAGGAGGGTATTTAGGGGGTCATGATATATATATACCTGATGTTAAAAAAGCCGTCGAAGAAAAATTTGGAAATAAATATAAAACATATTCAGATACTAGTTGGGTGGTTAAATTATAATAAAAGTAAATTTTTATAAAAAAAAATATGCAAACAGAATTATGTGAATTATTTAAAAAAAATTTATCAGATAAGTGCCCTCAGGTTGGTCACAGTTATTCACCGGAATATTATAATCTTTTAAATGAAAACAAAAATATTTATAAAAATATTTTAGAAATTGGTATTGGATATAAAGAATTAATGATACCATATTGTGGTTCAGACTACAATATTGGAGCTAGTTTAAAAGCTTGGTCTGAATTCTTCCCAAATGCGAATATATTTGGTTTGGATATTAGAAAAGATGTTTTGTTTAATGATAAAAACATTTGTTGTTTTTATACCGATCAATCTAATGAATCTGAATTAGAAAAAACTATTTCAGAGATAAAAAAATATACTGAATCTCAAAATTTGACATTTGATTTAATCTTAGATGACGGTAGTCATATATATGATCACATGGTATTAAGTTTTAAGGTTTTATCAAAATATGTTAGAATTAATGGTTTATATATTATTGAGGATATACAAAATCAATATTTACAATCTTTTATTGATTTAAAAATTGATGGGTTCGAAACAGTAAAAATACACAAAGGGTCCAAAAGTATAGATGATAATTTTGTCGCATATAAACGAATTTTTTAAATAAAAATGTTTTTAAATATAATAACACCTTGCTGCAGACCTGAAAACTTACATAAAATTTCAGAAAGTATTAACATACCAAAAGATAATTATAGGTGGATTGTTGTCTTTGATATGGATCAGTTGCCGGATAAAAACTTAATACCTGATAATTGTGAAGTTTATTTGCATAGGAATCCTCACAGTATTGCAGGTCATTCACAAAGAAATTTCGCATTAGAGTTTATTCGAAACGGATACATATATTCAAATGATGATGATACTATTTTACACAAAGATCTTTGGGAAAATATAAAAGATTTAGATAGTGATTTCATTACATTTTTTCAAGAAGACAAGTTTGGAACTATTAGATTAGTTGGTGAGGTTGAGATTAATAAAATTGACAGTCATAATTTCATCGTTAAATATGACATCATCGGTGAAACAAAATTTATAATAAATCAATATGCTGCGGATGGATACTTCGCAATAGAATGTTATAACAAGGCAAAAACTAAAACTAAAATAGATAAAGTTCTATCTACGTATAACTCTCTCAATAATTCTCGACACAGATAAAAACTAAAATTAATGGAAAAAAAATCAAGAACAAGAAAAAAACCGATTCAACCAAATCAAAATGTGGATGAAACACCTAAACCCAAACTAACTAAAAAAGAACTTATTTCTCAGATAATTAAGAAAAAAACAAAAGAAAAATTTTTATCGGAAAGTCAAAGAATCTATTACAACATTTTAACTAAAAATCAAATTACAATTTGTTCCGGTCCGGCAGGGGTTGGTAAAAGTTATATTTCCATGAAAGCTGCGGTAGATATGTTATCTGACCCTACAACTCCATACGAAAAAATTGTGATTGTAAGACCAGCAGTAGAAGCTGAAGAAAAATTGGGATCATTACCAGGTAATGTAGAAGAAAAATTAGACCCTTATATTTTCCCGTCCTATTATCTATTAAATAAAATCATTGGAAAAGAGGCTCGTGAAAAGTTAAAAGACATTGATGTTGTTGAAGTTTTTGCATTAGCGTATATGAGAGGTATGAATATTGATAACACAATCTTGATTTTTGAAGAGGCTCAAAACGCAACACCATCACAAATGAAGTTACTATTAACAAGAATAGGGTTTAACAGTAAATTTTTTATATCAGGAGATTTAGAACAATTTGATAGACATAAAGATAAAACACAAACCGGTTTATGGGACGCATTGAAAAGACATCAAAATACAGATGATGTGGGTATTTTTCAATTTAAAGATGAAGATATTGTTAGAAATCCTTTAATAACCAAAATATTAAAAAATTACGAATAATAATGAGAATTGCAATTGATGTTAATGGTGTTTTAAGAGACACTATTGGTAAGATCACTCAGCTATATCAAAAACATTTGATTGATGACTATCAAAATGAATTTGATAATGAAACCTATCAATTAGACTCATCCGGAAATACAGAATTAGAAGTTGTAAAACCATTTAAATATCAAATATTAAGTGAAGTTACGTCACTTAATTTAAGAGATCATTTTACGTTTCAATCTGACGAAGAATTATATAATTTCATGTATAGAGAATTTCCTATGCAAATATTTGGTCATGCCGGATCTACAGAAGGTTCTTCAATGAACGATTTGAATGATTTTTATTTAGGGTTTAGAGATAATAACGACATATTAATAGTGTCAGATGAGATAGGTAAATCAAAACCCTCAACATTATTTTTCCTCTCCAAATTTGGTTGCCTTATCGAAAAAGTAAAATTTTTCAGTAATTCAACTAAAAATTCTTTATGGGATGAATTAGACATTTTACTTACGGCCAATCCTGACTTATTATTGAATTATCCAAAAAATAAAACTATTATTAAATTTGAAACTTCATATAATCAAGAAATTAAATCTGAACTTACAATTTCATCTATTAAGGAGTTAAAAAATATAATTAAAAATTTAAATTTATGAGCATGTTAGAAATTATGAATGAGCACTACTTTATCGATATGGATGAAATTGATAAGTATGTAATGATTGACAACCCGGTGAGCGGTATTTCGGTTGAACATCATATTAATATTGTAAGATATGAAACAATAAAACTTATGTTAGAAGTTGTGATGGATGGAGGAGAAGAAATTGATGAATCTTTAGGTTCTAAAAGTGCAAAACACTTATCAATACCATTTAGATTATCTTTCAATACTTTATTAAATAAAAAAATAATTAAATCATATTAAATTTATGGATCCAAAATTTGAAAAATTAGAAAAGTCGATTCAGAACTTAAAAGAAAAAAAAGCACGTATTTATTTGTTTGTGCAAGACACAAAAGGTAATCCTAAAGCCGGAGTTAGGTACATTTATCAAATTGGAATGGCATTATTGAAAAATGGATATAATCCAATTATTTTACACGAAAAGCCTGATTATACAGGTGTATCAGAATGGTTGGATGAAGAATTTATGACTTTACCTCATAAAGCAATTGAGGGTCAAAATTTGGAAATATCACCTGAAGATTTGATTTTAATTCCGGAGATCTATGGATATGTTATGGAACAAATTAAAGATTTACCTTGTGGAAAAATTGTTACTTGTCAGGCATATGATCATATGTTAGAAACATTACAACCCGGTTTCGGATGGGTTAATTATGGATTTTTAAAATGTATTACAACCTCAGAATTTCAGAAAGAATATATATCGACAGTTATGAGGAATATCTCTATTGATGTTTTAACACCCATGATTTCAGACGTGTTCGAAAAATCAAAATACCCAGCAAAACCTTTTGTTGCGGTTCATTCAAGAGATCCAAGAAAGACAATTAACTTTATTAAATCGTTTTATTTGAAATTCCCCCAGTATAGATGGGTAACCTTTAGAGATATGAGAGGTTTAAGTGAAACTGATTTTGCAAATTATCTTAAAGATTGTTTTTTAAGTATTTGGATTGATGAAACAAGTGGATATGGAACATTTCCATTAGAATCTATGAAATGTGGTGTTCCGGTTATTGGAAAAATACCATCTTTATATCCACATTGGTTAACATCTGAAAATGGAGTTTGGGTAAATGAAGATATTAAAATTCCTGATTTCACTGCCGATTTTTTACAAAATTGGTTAGAGGATAATATTAATCAGGACTTATATGAAAATATGGATAAAACTATCCAACAAATGCCGAATAAAGAAATTTTTGAATCTAAAGTGATTGAGTTATTCTCAGATTATTTGACCACAAGAGAAAAATCATTTACAGAACAATTAAACAAATTAAAATATGACGAAAATGGAAAATAAAATTGATGTATCAGTAATATTACCGATTAAAACAGCCACCGCAAAAGATTTCGACGAGTTTTTCAAAAAAGCGATTGATTCTTTAATTAATCAAAAAGTTCAAGTTAATGAATTAGTGATTGTCCACACTGATGAGGAGTTACTAGAAAAAAAATTAACTGAATATGATTTTGGGGTTCTCAATGTTAAAAAGTATAAGTGGACACAAGATGCTAGTTTCGCCAAACAAGTAAATTATGGGATTGAAAAATCAGAATCTAATTGGGTTTCGTTTTTTGAGTTTGATGACGAGTATTCAAATATTTGGTTCGACAATGCTCAAAAATACATGAATGTATATAAAGATGTGAAAGCATTTTTACCAATTGTAATCGATGTGGACGATAAAGGACTTTTTGCTGGTTTCACAAATGAAGCGACATTCGCATCAAACTTTAGTCAGGAAGTTGGATATTTAACTAACGATACATTACATAGTTTTCAAAATTTCCAAACTGCCGGTATGGTTATACATAAAGAAGTAATTAAAGATTTTGGCGCATTTAAAACAAATTTCAAATTAACATTTATATACGAATTTTTATTAAGATTAACTTTCAACTCTGTCAAAATTATGACTATCCCTAGATTAGGATATAAACACGTCAATCTCAGAGAAGGATCTATTTTTTGGAACTATAAAAATGGAGACGATGTCTTAACTGAAAATGAAGTTAAGTTTTGGATAGAATCCGCAAAGAAAGAGTATTTCTTCAAAGACGAGAGACAGATTAAATACACACCTCAAGTTTAATGAATCCAGAAGAAGTAACTTCCGGTATTTCTATAAGTAATGAGACGAAAAAAAGAGGTAGAAGATCAAAACAAGAAAATTATTTTGATGTACAAGAAGAAATGGCCGTTAGAATGTTTTTGTTAGAAGAAACATTCGAAGGTAGAAACAAAATTTACAATCAATACTTAAGAGATCCTTTAGATAAGATGATATCTTCAATTATAAGAAGATATAAATTATATAGGAAAGACATGGATTTTGAAGAAATTCATGCCGACACTCATTCTTTTTTGATGACTAAAATAGATAAGTTTAAACCCGCAAAAGAAAAAAAAGCATATTCATATTTTGGGACTATATGTAAAAATTATTTGATGGGTCAAATAATTAAAGATCAAAAAGAAATGAATCGAAAAATATCCTATGAAGATATCTCTTCCGCATTAGAAGAAGATGTTAGATTTTCATACAAAATTGAGATCGAAGAATTCAGTTCAGAAAATTTAATAAGTAGTTTCAAAACAGATCTAAAAACTTTTATTGAAAAAAATCAATTAAACGAAAACGAAAAAAAACTTGGAATTGCGTTATTAGAAATATTTGAAAACTACGAAAATATGTTTTCCGCGACTGATAATAACAAGTTTAATAAAAACATAGTTTTACTTTCTTTAAGAGAAATGACAAACCTTACGACTAAAGAAATCAGAAATTCTATGAAAAAATACAAAAAGTTATATCTTAATATTTTGAGTGATGTCTTAAAAAACTAATATAAAATATTTATTGTTTATGAGCAGACCCAAAAAAAAAGAAATTAAGTTCACCAAAGATTCGATATTATCGGTGATGCAAGAAATATATAATGAAATTGTAGAACAAAGAAACACAGCAGTTCGAATTCAAAATAAAATGTTGTCCATGATGAAAGATGCTGAAGATATGCAAACAATCGGTCCGGTTATAAAAGAACAACAAAAAATAATTAATGATTGCGTAGAAAAAAAATTGACTCTCTCCAAATTACAATCCAGTATTTGGGAAAAGAATAATAAAGAACAAGAAGAATTTACATTAGAAGATTTGGATCAAGATTTAATGCAATCTATTATCGAAAGAGATGTTGATAAATCAGATCAAAATTATAAATTATAATGGCCTTAGATTTAGAAAACTCATATGAAAGTGTAGAAAGTAAGATCAAAGCCGCAAGAACTTGGTTGGAAGTAAAAAGAGACAGAAAAAAACTAATCGAGCAACAAAAGGACAATCTTGCTAAGGCAAAAAGTAAGGTCACAACATCTGTAGAAAAACTAAAAGAAAAAAAGAAAAGATATCAGAGGGAAGTCAAAACCCAACTGAATCAAATGTTGAATATCGCCCAATTCAACTCCGGTAATGGATCTGCAAGTTTAAGATATATCAAATCTAAATTCATTCAGGCCGCCCTTAATATTCAACCAAAACTATTAGAGATCTTATTTAAAGAATCAATCAACGCAATTGGTTGTTCTCAACAACAAACATTTCCTAGCAAATACACAATTTATCTTAAAGTTAAGAGTGTTGATATTCAAAACTTACTTAAAAGAGATCCGAGTGAAGAAACTATGGCGGCGGCTTATGAAAAAAATCCACCAACACCAAATGTATTTCCTTACTCTATGAATAGAGAGTTGTGGAGTAGATTACAACAAAAAAACCAAAAGGTTGAGATAAAAGGAATATCTGGAAAAAAATTATTTGATATTTCATATGTTACAGTTGCACAACCCGGAAATATTACCGGCGACTTTTTCAAAATAGAACTGGAAGGAGGGGCACCTAACAATCTTAATAAAGTGGTTGATTTTTTTGTTGATTATTATAGGTCAATTCAATTAATTGATGTTAATAATTTATTTTTACAATTAATGGATCTTATAACCGGAGCGTTCTCATTTCAAATGAACATCGGAGTTGGTGAGATAGATACAAAAAATAAATTCGCACTTTTACTACAAAGAATTTTAGGTTTATGTTTTGATTCAAAAAAAGAAATAGATGTCACAGGTAATTCTAAAATTGCCGAACTAGACGGTATTGATCAATCATTTTTCGAATTCACTGATATAGATCTACGTTTTATAGACCAATTGAATACTAATATCAAAAATGGTGTTATGGAATTTGAGGATTGTGAAAACGTGTTATTACCTATAGACTCGAGAGCAATTATTGATGGTGTTTTAAAGCTTAATCAGGCAACATCAAAAAAAGAAGAACAAGATATTGCAGAATCTTTAACAAATATAATAACTGAAGACGAAAGATGGAAACTTCTTTTCCCCAATAGTTTTGATTTAGAATTAAAATTGGATTTCAGTTTTTTAGAATCATTACCTAAAGCCATTATGGTGACTTTATTATCCCCAAAGGTAATTTTACCAATATTAATAATGTCTAAAGTTTTACAGCAGGAAGCCGCAAATTTGGTTGAAGATTTTTTAAGTTTTATAAAAAACTATAAAAAGTATGTGATTAATCTGATGTCAAAAATTGGTGGATTATTTATCGAAGAATTATTCAATATTATAAAAAAAGACATAAAAAGGTTAATAGGTGACATAATTAAAGATGTTGCGAAAGAAACCGCACAAAAAAAGATCTCAATTATATTGAGATTAGTTGAAATTTTATTAATTGTATCTAGATTTGTTGATGATTGGAGACGGTGTAAAAGCGTTGTCGATGAAATATTAGCATTGTTGGCCATTCTTTCCCCTCCCTTGAAAATTCCCGGATTCCTACTAGCGGCGTCAGAATTACTAGGTGGATTTTCAGCCGCGAGAGCGGGAATAAATTCGATTGAAGAATTCCAAAAATTAGGTTTACCAACGGGTGTAATGCCCGACGGAAGTCCGAATTTGATGCTGGCGAGTTTGTTCGGATCTATTGCTGCGACTCAAAGAGAAGAAAACGAAAACGGAAAAGTACAAACGTTAATTAAACCGTTAACAATGACTCCGGCAGGTGTCACCATGCCTAATGGAGGTATTTTCGGTAAAAAAATGTGATATGGAGGATAGAAACAAAATAAATGAAGTACTGAAAAATATTGGTGATAGCACCAATAAAGAGTTAAAAATTTGTTTAGATTTTTTGAATGAAGATTTCGAACAAACAAAAATCAGTATTATAAAACTTACAAAACATTTAGATAATACAGAAATTTTATATAATAGGGTGTTGAAAGAATACGAAAAAAGAATAAAATAATTCGATGAGTAAAAAGTATATATATACCGGAGTAGTTAAAGATGTTAATGATCCCCTTATGTTGAATAGGGTTAGGATTTTTTTTGACACAACAACTGAAGGATTAAATAATACTGCAATTTTAGATTCGGTTCCAAATACCTATAATGGTGTAGAAACAAAAATAGATGGTGATTTGAAACCCGAATTCAAATGGTCCGCTATGGATCCGTTTTGTTTTCTCCCATTACTTCCATTATTCGTTAAAGTAACACCAAAAGTCGGAGAATCTGTTAATGTAATTTGGCCGAATCCTGATTTCAAACTTGGTGAGCAATATTACATTCAAGGAACGTTTTCATCCCCATTAACAATGTTCAATGAACAATCCGTTTCATCAAGAATGTTTGCAACCAAAAATATGTTGTTGAAACCTTCTGTGAATTTGAAAAACCCAACAAATGCCGAATATTATCTACCGACAACAAAAGGTGTTTTCCCAGAACCGGAAGATAGTGCTTTGTTAGGAAGAGGCACATGTGATATAATTGTAAGAGATAATGATGTAGTAATAAGAGCCGGAAAAAGTAATGAAATTCCAACTAATAGAAATTCTAATTTGTCGGCAAAAAAGACAAGAAGCTTCATTCAGTTGTCAAATTTTTCTGATCGAATAATTTTCAACGGTACAAACCCACAAATACGATTGGAGCAGAATGTTCAGTTTGTCAAAACGTTGATTGAATGGAATATAATTAATCCCGAAAATCAGCAAGATAAATTCAATTTAGAAGTTTATATATATGGTCTTGCCGAGACTAGTGCAAATACCACAAATCAAATAACAATTTCATCTCCGGTTGATGATAAATCATTGATCACAAAACTAACATTCAATAATCAATCTTCTAATGATGTTATAAAAAAAATAAACGATATCATTAAAGACGTTAATAACGGCAAGTTAAATATTGATCCTTATCCAATATTGAAATTAGAAAGAGTCCATCCAATGATATTCAGACCAAGTGAATTAACTTATAAATGGATTTCACAAGGATCTAATAATTCCACACCTGAATATAAAAATGTAAGTAATATTGCAACAAAGGTTAAATTTAAGAGAGAAGGAAATAATGGTTTTGGTCTTATTTTCTTCAAAAATAAACCGGGACAGCAAACAATACCAAGAACAGATTATGTTAAAGATATTTCAAGACAAAATGTTTCAACAACATATAATGTTTTGGGTGCAGATAAATTAGTTTTTTTATCTCACGAAAGTCAAATTCCTGATGGGCAAAGAATTTTTTTGAATGAAGACACTTTGAGGGGTATTTCACAAGAATTTTTGGCTGAAAACGTTATTCCAAACACAAATTCATTTGTAAGAGGAGAAGAATTAGTTAAGTTTTTAAACTTGGTAATCAGATTTTTAATTAGTCACGTTCACGCATTTCCCGGATTACCCCCAATTCCCATCGCGACCGATGGAACGTCAACTGCCAAGATTTTATCTCAATTACAGAACGCAGGAAACACAATTCTCAACAAAAATATTAGAATTAACTAATTATTGATATTTATTGATAAAATAATAATGTCAATACATAGATCATATTTTAATAAGAATAACACTATTATTTCAGAAAATACTCTAAATACAGGGAGAAATCCTGTGACGGATATATATTACGGATCCAATAAAGAGAGTATATCTCCAAACGGTTTTACTAGATTTATTTTTAGTATAGATTTTTCAACTTTTTTTCAAAAAATTTCAGACGGAACAATAAGTGTAGATTGTGTAGATAAACCAACTCACACTTTGACAATGACAAATACGATAAAGTTCAATAATGAATTACTAAATACTTTTAATTCAGACGAAAGAAAAAGAGCGAGTTCATTTGATTTAATATTATTTAGAATCCCAAAAACATCAGGAACCACCGGAAATCCTCAAAGTTGGGATGAAGGTGTTGGATATGATTTTATTGATTCTGCTAGGGCTCTTAATAACTTCGCAGGAGTTCAATTAATTACAGAACCTTTGGTAGACAATCCTGTTTCAGATAGACCGTCAAATTGGTATCAAAATACAAATTTAGATTTCTGGTCTGAGGAAGGAATATACAACAATAAAAACGAATCTGATTTTGTTAATTATGATGATTTAGTAATTGTTGACATCCAACATTTTGATAAAGGAAATGAAGATATTAATTTCGATATGACCGATGAAATAAACGGAATCATAGATGGGACAATAACAGATGTTACTGGATGGGGTATTGCATATAGACCTGAATTTGAATTAATTACTGGTTTAACATCTAACTATAGTGTTTCTTTTTTTACAAGACATACTCAAACATTTTACGAACCATATCTTTTAACAACTTACAATGATTTAATCGAAGATGATAGAGATCTTTTTGTTGAGAACTCACCTAATAAGTTATATCTTTTCGCTTATATAAATGGGGACTATGTAAATTTAGATGAGAATCCATCTGTAACGATTTTAGACCCGAATGGAGACCCTATTCCAACATTTACAAATCTACCTACCTGTAAAAGAACAAAAGGGGTTTATGAGGTTCAAATACCACCTATAAACGGATTCAAAACTCCCTGTCAATTTAGTGATGTTTGGTCAAATATAAAATTGAATGGCGAAACATTACCAAACATAGAAAATGAGTTTGCACTTCTCCCATATAAAAATAAAATAAGTTTGGGTGTTCAATCAAAAGAACCTGAAATATACGGATTTGATTTTTATGGAATCAAACAGGATGAAAAAATATTAAATACTGATCTCAGAAAAGTTGGTGTTATAATTAAAAAAGCATACACAACAAAACACCTCCTTCACAATGTAGATGGATTTTATAGAGTTTATGTCAGAGAAGGAAATACGGAAGTCCAAGTTCAAGATTGGACAAAATTGAATAGAACATCAAATGAATATTACTTTATATTCGACACAAGAGATAAAATCCCGAATGAGTATTTCGTAGATATCAAAGTGAATACAAGTGGAATTGTGGATACTTATAAGAGAACAATAAAATTTCAAATTGTAAATAAAAAATAATATGAGAAAAAGACCAGGAAATCCATATGATTTCAAATATGAAAAAAATGATGAAGATTTATCATTAGAGGATCCTTTTATGTATTCTGTTGATCCATCTTATGAATCACCAGTTGATGATGAAAATGAATTCGATATGGATGATCAGGATCAAGAAGATACCCCGGAAGGAATAGGATTAAAGGATGAAGACGAATCTTTCCAAAGAAGGATGAGAATGAGTAGAGTTAAACCAATGAAACGCGCACAGGGTGAATGGGATAGAGACAAATGGAAAGAAGAAAAGCCATATTCACCTATCAAATCTGACGACTTACCATTAGACAAATATTTGGAAAAGAAAAAAACCATCAAATTGAAAGAATCTGACATATACAGAATGGTTCAAAAAGTTTTAAGAGAACAAGAAAATCAGAGATATATGTTCTTCAGTAATTTGGAACAAATGAAAAGACAATGTGAGATGCTACTTAAATTAGATCAAAGTCAGGTCGAGCAAATTTTATCTGACGGTCATGATTGGGCACAAGATCACATTGCAGAAGCAAAAAATAATATGGATCAGGTTTTTGATTTTATGATGAATGAAACCAAGTCAAAAGACAAGGAGATGGTTGAAGAGGGTAGAAAAAAGACCGGAACCAAATTATGCGCTAGAGGATTAGCAGCTGCTAAAGGTAAATTTAAAGTTCACCCTTCCGCATATTCAAATGGTTACGGAGTCCAAGTGTGTAAAGGAAAAAAACCGGGATTAGACGGAAAGAAAAAATGTTCCCCACCTTATTGTTAAAAATCAAAAAACCCCTCATAAGAGGGGTTTTTAATTACATAATTTCCAATACTTCCAAATCAAATGTTAGATCTTTTCCGGCCAATGGATGATTACCATCCAAAACTGCTAAATCTTCAGTTAATTCAACTACTTTAACATTTACAGGACCTTGTGGAGTGTGAGCTTGGAGCATTTGTCCAACTGTAACACCTTCAGGAAGATTTGATTTTGGAACTTCCACAACCATTTCTTTAACTACAGGACCATATGCATTATAAGATTCAATCTTAATTGTTTTTTTCTCACCAACTGACATATCAATAAGAGCATTTTCAAACCCCTTAATCAATTGATTCTGACCTAGTTTCGCAGTCAAAGGTTCTCTACCTTCATTTAATGAACTATCAAAAACAGTTCCATCATCTAATTTACCTGTGTAATGGACACTTACTGTGTCTCCGTTTTTTACTTTTGACATAATTTTTTTATAAACATAATTTATTATATTTTGTTTATCAAGTTTTTTAAAAAATATTTTATTTTCTTTTAAAAATTTATACCTTTGTATTATGAATAACAAACAAATAGTTGGGTATATACCCAAATTACTCTTCAAAATTTACCTTTATCTTAAAGATAAGTTTGATCCCCCAAAACCAATTATTGAAGAAGAAATAATATGTTATGAAATATGTAAAAAACTTATTTCATTAAAAGATTCAAAATTAACAACCGCACCTCTATCAAGTAAGAGATACATTAAAAATGATGAACATAGAATGTTTATCGTTATTGAAAATAGAATGGTTACGTTAATTAACCACATATATAGTTATAATGTATATTTTGAAAATGATAACAATTATTATGAAATAATTAATCTTATTGATAGTGAAGTAGAAAGAAAAAGATTAGAACTTGAAGAAGAAATTCAGTCAAATATTAAACATTCACTTAAAAATATATTGAATAATTTATCCGACCAATCTATTAACGACCTTATTTATTAAATTTTCAATAACCGATTCCTTTCTTGGTTTATAACTCACCATAGTCGGTTTATTACCTTTACCTACTTTAGGGTCAGATTTTTCGGCCTTTCTTTTTTGTTGACATGCCGACCTTTTTTGTGAGTCAGTCATTTTAGCCGCAACCCCCGCAGCTCTACATTTAGGATATCCTTTTGAACTTGCTTCAGGTCTTCCACAGGGGGGATGACCTCCACCTTCTTTTTTACGACATATATTAACCCAGGGACCCTTAGGTTGACTACTTCCTTTTGGTTTTTTCTTTGTTCCAAACCAAACCGCCAAATCTTCTTTAACTATTTTATTAAAAGGTCCAATAGGTTTTTTAGGTCCATTACCTCCATTTATATTATCCCCATCCTCATCATTCTGTACAAAATGTCCCTTCAAAAATTTGGCAATTTTTTCAGATTTTTTTTCCATTGATTTTATTTTATTTTTTGGTGTGCTCATTTTACCGTCATAACTGTCATGTGCCAATTCAGGATTATCAAATTTTGAAATTTTTTTTGTGAAAGGTTCCAATTCTTTTTTTTCCCAAAATCTTAAACCCATAATTAATGGATTTCTGAAACTACCGGCATTTCCGGTTGATGTTGCTTCTTGTATTCTATTTTTATTTATAGACATTTTGAATTTAAATACTTATATTATAAATATATTAAAAGATGATTATGGACAATCTTGAAAATAATTTGGAAGTTCCAATAGGAACTTTGTTTGATTCAATAAACTATTATAAAACAGAGGATTTGGAAAAGTTCTTATCAGAACTTAACCACGAACAGGCATTGTATTGTTTAATCCAAGCTTGTCAGTCGGCATATAAAAGAAATACTTATTCTTTGTTAGAATCTGAGTTATTATCTAAAGCTATACGTAAAATCTCAACTCCAGAATACGTAACTTCAGAAGAAGAATAATATTTATATAAAAAAACAAGTTATGGAAAATTTACTATCTCTAACTTGGTATATCGATTCGCCATTAGATTCCGAATATAAAGAATACTTATTATATTCATATTTACAGAAAGTTGATTTTGACTTTCATAATAAAGTTTTATCCCCCCACCTACTTCACTTAGAAAGAGTTATGGATGAATTAATTTCATTTGAATCATCATTCGTGAAAATTAAATCTGATTTTAATAAAAATCGGTATATTTTTTTCGAAAATATTAAATTGGAAGGTGAAAATAATAAAATACTATTTGAAATTAAAGATCTAATTTCATTTTCTATACCACAAATAGAACCCCGGATAAATTTAGGACATAGAATCCTTAAAAAACATAATCAAGTTTTATATTAAAACCTTATTAGATTTCCTAATATTTTCTTCACCCCACATCGGTTGGAGATTATCTAAAGACCAACATTTCAAAAATTCTTCATCCCCAACTTCATTGAAGTTAAATGAAGAAATAGGTTTTATATGATCAACATGCCATTCTCCATAATTTTCCCAAGTCATTCCATCCGTAAATTTTGTTTCTAAATGATTGGATAACTCATCCGGTGAATATTTCAGAATCTCAAAATAATGACCGTATTTATTCATATTATTCTCTTTCAGTACAGTATATATTGCGGTTCTGAAATTGGCAATTAATTTATAGAGGGGGTCATTTGCTTTACGAGTTTTTTCGTAATTTCTTTTATTTTCCCTATGTTTATCAATATTTTTTTCTCTCCATTCTTTGTGATATTGATTTAAATACTCTCTTTTATTTTCACACCATTTTTTGTGGTAATTCAATCTTTTTTCTTTATGTTTTTTATATGTTCTTTTATCAGAAGCGGACTTTCCACCGATAAAACGCCGACCTGATGGACCTAACTTAACTCCATTTTCTTTAAGGGTTTTCAAAATAGTCTTCTTACCAATTTTTAATTTTTCCGAAATAGAGGGAGACCCTAGTAATTCTTCATTGTACAGTCTAATAATTTCTTGAACTTGTATTTCACTTAAAACAATCTTTTTCATAATTATAAATATATCTATGAGACCAAAAATACGATTATTTTTTTATAGAAACAAAAAAAGGAGACAATTTCTTGTCTCCTTTGATATTTGATTTGAGAAGATTATCTCAACTCTTGTAAATCAAACGTTCTAACACCATCTACGGTAATTTTACCGTAAAATCTGTTGTTCACCATTTTCTTCGCATATCTGGTCATAATACCCTTGATAGGAGTAAAGTTGAACGGATTGTACATTGTAGGTGTTAATTGAAGAGGTACATAAGGAGCGTAAATGTAACCAGTATCAAGAAGTGATGTACCTTTATGTCCTAACAACACTGTGTTTGCTGGGAAGTAAGGATCACGATATACTTGGTATCTACCTGCTAAAGTACCAACTCTTTCAATACCCATGTTGTACTGATCTTGTTCAGGAGAAGCGTTTGAAACGTGGAAATACTCTAAATCATCAAAGATTGCACTGATTTCAGAAGAAACCACGATCCAGTTAGCACCACCTCTAAGAGTTGATTTGTGGATCTGTGCAGATACTTGGTTGATTGCGGTGATAAGAGTTTGGTTCCAATCTTTCTGAGTGTAAGAAGTTGTAGAACCGAGTCTTTTCCAACCGTTGTAATCCCATCTGATAGACCAAGCGGCACCTTTTCTAAGATCTCTTAAGATTTCTCTATCGATCTCAGCTGCAACTTGCTCAGAAAGTAATGCTGTCAATTCAGCTTCAGCGTCGATGTTGTGGAAAGCCGCAACGTCTTGAGCCAATTCAGGAGACCATTGTGCTCTTAATTTTCTTTCAGTTACAGAAACTGTTACAGATTCTAAATCAAAAGAAACTTCACCAATTTTGTCTTCGAATTCAAGCTCTTCGTATCTTCTGAATACCGCTACGAAAGATGTTGCAGATGCTGCTGAAGTTACAGTAGCTCCACTATATCCGTCTAAAGAACCGGATCCGCAGCTGATACATACAGGACACTGAAGATCAACTTCGAGAATGATACAACCATCAACAGAACAAACACTGTCGTATTTTCCACCACTAGTGTTAGGCCATGATGTTGAATCAGTATTGTAGTTAGGATTAACAATACCTCTACCATATTGTTGTGTAACAACTCTGAAAGGTAATGCACTTGCTGAAGTATCAACACAACCTGCTACGATATCTAAACCATCACCTGCTACGATATGAAGATCTGAAAGGAAAGTTTCTGTATCCATTTCAGAACCATCAGGCCCGATTAATTTACCATATCCGGTATCGTTGAATCCGCACATTTTAACTATCATTTTTCTTTGTTCTCCACTGATTGAATTGTTAGGAACTAAAGAACCATTTGACCAACTTACAACAGTTGTTGTTGCTGTGATAGCCGTCCATTGACCTTTAGAATAATCAAACAAACCAGCAGGATTCAAAGTAGGTTCAGAACCTTCATAGAATAAATCGTAAAGATTCTTTTTGTAACCACCTGTAGCATCTGTATAACCAGCATCAGTTGATCCAGGATAATTTCCAGGAGAACCGATTGGTGCTCTGTGTTCACCACTTCTGTTATCAGTTCCACCACTGTATCCTTGAATTTTAGGAACGAAGTAGAACAATTTACCGATTGGTAAGTTCATAGCTTGTACAGACACGATGTCGTTAGCTAAAAGTTTAGAGAATACTCTTCTTACGATAGGGAATACAACTGTTTCAAAAGAACCAGAAGAATCTGTCGCAGAAGCTTCGTTGATTAAGAATGATGCTTGGTTTTCATATAACTGAGCAACGTTCTCTTTAAGGTGACCTCTAAGATAAGAATCCTAGTTTGTCCCATTTGCTAATTGTGTCTTCTTTAATAACTTTAAGGTGTTTTAACCCAATGTTACCAACAAGACCACTTTCTAATAATGCACCCATTTTGTTTTTTATTTAATTTTTAGTTTATTAGTTTTTGATGTTCATTTTGACCATCAAATCTTTCATTCTCATAAATTGAGGATTTTCATAAGTTTTTGACTCAATTAAACTTGCAGCTGAACCGGAAGAAGGAGTTCTTTCAATTTGTTCTTGAATAGATTCCTTACTTGGTTTTTTGGAAGCTTGAGAAGAAAGTTCGTCTTTTATTGATTTGTAAAGAGTTTTTGACTCTTTTAAGGTTTCAACAGCGTCAAATCTTCTTAAGATGTTGATTTTTTCTTGTTTGGTTGTGGAATGTTCTGTGAATAATCTTGTGGCGTAAGCTAAGTTTGAATTGAACACCGCAACTTCATTTAATTTACCTCTGAATAAATTTAGAGCTTTTCTATACTCTTCATTTTTTTCTCTTAATAAATTTAATTCGTTTTCGTTAGATTCAACTCTAAGATGTCTTGGAGCGGCTTTAGGTTTTGGTAAACCTTTTTTACCAAAATATCTTCCTGAACCTAAAGTTCTTGAAGCTTCTTTTGTTTCGGCTTTTTTAACAACTTTGTTTTTACCTAATTTATCACCAGCATTTTCACCTTGACCATAACTAAATTTCTTAGCACTACCAGTACCAACAGATTTAGGACCTTGTTTCATTTTTTCTTTAAATCCTCCCGTTGTTTTTTTGTACTGAAATTTAGGTTTTCCCATCCCTTTACCTTTCGCTTTGAAAGCTTCTTCTAAATTATATTCTTCTTCATCTAATTCTTCATCAGATTGTTCGTCTAATTCATCATCCATTTCAATTTCATAAACGATTTCATCATCAGACTCTTCATCTAATTCATCATCCATTTCAATTTCATAAACGATTTCATCATCAGACTCTTCATCTAATTCTTCATCAGATTGTTCATACATTTCTTCGTCCATTTCGTCTTCGTCAGATTGCTCATCTAACTCTTCATCATCGGACATTTCGGAGAACATTTCTTCATCCTCTTCGGATTCACCCATTTGAATTTTATACTCAACATCAGCATCGGTATCTTCTAAATCAATAGTGTTACCATCTTTTTTAATGATAATACCATCTTCTTCTCCCATACCTTTAAATACTTTAAGTATTTCTTCATCGGATGCATTTGTAAGATCAATAGGTTCGTCGCTGAGATCTGTCATGTCATCTACGTTTATGTCAACATCAGTATCATCCACATCCATGTCATCCATATCAGTGTCATCAACATCAGTAACATCTACATCTGTGTCATCAACATCAACATCGTCAACGTCAGTGTCATCATCTTGTTCCATTAAGGATTCTTTTACCAATTCTCCGATTTCTTCTTTCATTGTAGATTGAAGTATTCCTTTTGCGTTTTCAGAAATTACATTTTCCAAATCTTTCATTTGGAGTAATGTTTCTTCTACTAAAGATTTTTTTTCTGCCATTTAATAAAATATTTTTATATAAATATTTCTATTTGTTGAAAAAGCACAATTTTATTTAGTTTTATTGCACTAACAACAAATTTTTTCCGGTTTATTTAATATATAAATATTACCATAAATAAAAAAGGAGAGTTTTCACTCTCCTTTAGATAAAAAATTAATTTAATTAGTCGATCACTTCATCAATCTTACTTTCCGCGACTGATGTAATTCTCCATTCTTGGCTAAAACTTTCATAAGCTTTAGTTACTTTAGCCTCAATGTCGGTTACTGAATAACCTTTAACTAATTTTTCTTCTCTGATCTTTTTAATTTTACCTGTTGTTTCGTCCGGTAAATCATACTGAATTTTTGCTACAAAATACTTTTCTTCCATAAATTATTTTTCAAGAAATGTAGACAATTTTTTCATTAAATCAAGCGACTTATCAGTTTGTGAACTATCAAGAGGAGATATTCTACTTTGTTTCATTTTATTTTCTTCCTCCAAATTTTCTTCATATTTATTTCTATCTTCAGCATTTAAAAATAAATAGGCTCCGGGTGTTGATGGTGAGGATACTAAATCAAAACATATAAGTTCGAAATCATCCTGAACTTCATTTTGGTCTCCTTTTTTAGCGAGTGACCCTACACCTCTTGATGAAATACCTAACGTTACTCCTTGTCTTAAATAATTTGCTGCCACGTCACCCTTACAAGAAATAATACCTCTTTCATGAAATCCAGGGGATGTTAATAATTTTAATTTACCCATTAAAATATTACCTTCCCACCATACTTCACTGATCATATGAGATACTCTATCCAAATCAATTAAGGAAGATTCAGGGTGATTTAATTCAGAAAGGGCAACTCCTTTTTGAATCATTTTTTTATAATTGTCGGCTTCTCTTTTAAGGATCTTTTCAGGATATATTCTTCCATTTCTATTTGGTGTATTGTATTTTTGTAACACTGCGTAGAATTCAAACGGTTTAGAATAATCTAAAAAGTTTTTAGATTCTTTTATTACATCTAAATTATATTTGTCGTTTGGTGACACGTATCCCGCATCATATTCAATCAAAATACCTTTACCTATTTCATTTGGGGCTAATATTCTCATTTTGTTATTTTACATATAAATATGTTGGAAAGTTAATATTTCATATTTGATTGTATTCTTTGTCTTTCTTTGTAAGTGAGAATGAATATGTATCGGAATTTGTAAAATTATTTTTAATTATTGAATCACATATTTTTTTTATTTCATTTTTAAGTTTCAACGATCTAAAATCTTCCTCCTCTTTTAAATAAAAAAAACATTCAAGATTTAGAAAAGATTTTTTACCCATTTGTATTCCACTTGATCTTAGATCCAAATCAACTATAAATTTTTCATTAAAAAAATCTTTTTCTATTGTTTCAAATATTGTATGTTTAATTTCTCTTGAAAGTAAATTGACAGATCTGATTGGGGAGAGGATTTCTTTTTTGGGTTGAGCCCAAGTTTGGATGTTAAGATAGACTGATTTTAGATTTTTGGAATCTACCGTTCCGTAATTAATTTTGAAGGACTTATGTCCTGTCATTTTTAGGTTTTTACCTTTTTTCATTAATTTTCATATTGAATTAGTTTATTTAATTAAAAAATATGAAAATAATATTCGTTAGTCAAAAACTTTTCATAATATTAAGATATTTCTATATTATATGATAATAATTAATCTTGAAAAAAACATTACTTTAGATAAAGGGCTCAAAATCTTAAAACAAAAAGTTATTAAGTCCAAACAAAATGAAATATTGAGAGGCAAAAAAGAATACACAAAAAAATCAGTAGTATTGAGAACTCAAAAAAAGAAAGCAATTTATAAACAAAAATACTTAAACAATCAATTATAAGCTTTCACCTAACGTTTTAAGTTTGATTAAACTTAACGTATCTATATTTTGTGTTTTGATTCTCGTAATTGTCTCCTCAATTCTTTGTTTTGTTTCGTTATCAGATGATTTAGACAAATCTTCTAATTTTTCAACAACGATTTCACTTATAATTTCGTATCTTTTTTCTAAATCTTCTTTAGTTAGTGAAGTATATTTTTTAATCTGACTAATTTCAGATTCTGATAGTTGAGATAAATGGTCATTTAAGTTTTTATTTGCAATCTCGACCATTTTTTCTAAAGGGACATTTATTACTTTTTTATCTTCTTTTTTACTTTTAAGGCTTTCTAAAATTTGTGTTTTGGATTTAATTCTGTCCTCAACAAGAACTGAATCAATATTAAGAACATTATCAATTAATTTGTAATTGTTTTCACAAACAACATCCCCAACCCATTTTTTTAACATAAAAACAGATTTCTCATCAACTTCTAATCTATTATAAAGATCTACACATTCTTCTAAAAAGTCCTCAGCAAAACGATCAGTGTAACCTTTATTCTCATTTAATTCATTATAAATGTGAAATGCTTTACTAAAACTTTCATTTTGTAAAACTAATCTTTTGAAGTTAGCAAATTCTTTTTTGAATGTTTCATTCATATATGAATCACTCAATTTTTTTTCTATTTTTGATTTTAATAAACCGAATTCCATAATTTTTATTTTATAATAAATATTACCCATTCAGAAGTTTATCTAATTCTTTTTCCATCTCACCCAAAGAATTTTTTGCTTTTGATAAATCAATCAAAAGATCATCACTTAAAAAGTCATCGCTTTCAAGTAAAATATTCAAATTGTCTGATTTTCCTTCCGGTGTTAATCCTCCACCTTCTTCACCGCCACCTGGAGGTGCTCCGCCAGCTTCAGGTTCTCCACCCATTGGAGGCATTCCCCCACCTAATCCTCCTGGTTCAGATCCTCCTCCTTCATCACCTCCACTTACTGCGGTTCCTCCACCTGTGGTTCCTGTTGTAGTACCATAAAGCTTATCGATATTATCGAAAATACCTGTCTTCGTAATAACGTTAGGGGTATTTTCAAGTTCTTTTGCAACCGCCTTTTCAATTCTTTGTTGTTGTATATCAAGTTTAATTTCCTCATCAGAAAATCCAAGAATATTCTTTTTAGCCCAAGATTGAGATACAGGGGCTATTCCATCTATCATTGCAACAGCATCTTTATAAAGTAGTATTTTTTCTTTCCAAACTTCAACTTTAAGAAGATCGGCTTGTGTTGATGGATTATTAAGAGTAAGGACAAAGTTTGATAATTCGTCTTCAAAACCAAGTAAAAATAAATGTATGATGGCGATTTTGTTTAATTCGGCTAACATACTTTTTTGTATTCTGTTAATTGTTCTAGCAAAACGAATATCTTGTAAGGAAAGATTTTTACCGTCACCAACTACTTCTTCAAACCCTAAAAACGCTTTAGGAACTCTGAGAGCGGTTAATAATTTCTTTTGAATATATTCAATATCGGCAATTTCAGATAGGTTTTGAGCCCCGGCTAATGTCTCAATTGGCATAGTCTGGGTGGTATCTCTAACCGGGATAAAATAATCTTGGTCTACCGCCATTTGATTAAATCTCAAATCAACATTTCCGGTTTTATTATCAATAACCTGATCTCTTTTAAATTTATTTGCAACACGTTGTACATACGCTTCAACATCCTTATCATCCATATTACCAACAAACACCTTGAAAACTCTTCTTTCCGGAGCTCTTGAGGTTCTGTATATCAACATAGCGTCTTCTGATAATAAAAGTTGTTTCCAAATTCTTCTTGCTTTTTCTAACATAGAAGTTCCGTAAGGGAGTTTTCTGTCATCACCAAGTAATCTGAAGTGAGCAATTTCCCAAGTATTGAACTCCATATTTCTATTCTTCCAACTAAATCTTAACGCTTTTTGATCAGTATCTTTATCGTCAAGGGTTGATTTACCCTTCATACTTCTTTCAAGTCTTTCAATTTCAATATTTGGTAATTGTAAACAACCCACAACACCTTTTTCCGGATCTAACTTAAGATAAACAAAGTTATCTCCGTATTTACACGTATTTCTTGTCCACATAACAAGATTCGTATTAATATCGAGGGCATTATTAAATAAATCGGCTAATACTGATTTAATCCTTCTTGACTCAGAATAAATTTTCAATACAAATCCATTTTCACTTGTTGTTGTTGATTCTTCCGCATATATGTCTAAAGCCGCTGATATTTCCGGAGTATATTCCATACTTTCGTAGTCGTAATACGACGCCAATCTTGTCGGTTCAAAATAAACCCCTTGTGTATAAAGATTATTTTCAATTTTTGTCCATTGGTTGGCAAGATATACTGTTTGTTGTGCTTGTAATTTTTGTTTTTCGTATTCTTGCTTATTTGTTGTTTTTAATAATTCTTTTTTGTCATATCTGAACGTAGGGTAATCCTGACTCAGTAATGAATTTGGACCAAAGGCTGTGGATAACCTCTGCCAAACCGTCATATTTTTATTATTTTGCTCCATTCTTTAAATTTAATGTATTTGAATTTTTAATAAATACTATCTTCTACCACCAAATAACCACCCATAATTTTCATAATCTCTTCTTGATGGTTCAGTTGATCTTTGATTTCCCATAAAAGGACCTGAAGGTATTACAGGATTAAATGCAACTTGTTTATTAATGTTTTCATTTGAATTGACAGTCCAAGATTCAAGCATCGCTTTAGTTTGTTCACCAACTTTTTTAAGTTGTGAAAATGAATTTTCACCAACATAAATAGCCATTGATATTCCCATAATTAAATCATCGTGATGTCCTTTTTGGTGATCTGGTCTTCCGTTTATATAGATAAACGTATTCATTTCATTAAACAATCTTTGACTATAAATTTTGAATCCGTGTCTTATTGCTTCTTCAAAAGATGCGATAATTTGAACCCTTTTATTATTGAAATTTATTCCGGGTGTTTTATCTAATAATTTTACATTATACTTCCAAGGGTTGTTCGCCTCAATATTATCTATATAAAGGTTTTTATATCCCAATTCTAGTAGTTTTCTTGCGGTGGCGACACCCATTCCCCCTGTAATATCAATTACGATAAACGCATTATACATCATTCCCCACTTATATGCAATCTCCGCCGCAACATCAGGAGGAACCTTTCCAAGATATTCTAAAACCTGTTCTCTTTCATCAAAATCAATAATAATGATAGATGTAGAGTCTTCAGAATCCCCTCTTGATACGTCCACACCCATTATGTATTTGTGATTCTCTACCGGTTCTTTCCACATCCAAAGAGATCCCCCCATCATTTTATTTTCGGGATCTTTGATGAAATTTTTATGAATTCCTTGCATTAATTTAGAGTCAAATACATTGTCCCCGGAACCTAAAAAGTTACATTCCAATTCCTGAGAAACTTTACGCTTATCAAATTTTAATTTTTTAACCATCCCCTCAAACCATGTTGAGGTTGGTTTATATCCGTCAGCAATTTTTTGTTTTATTTCCTCAAAATCTCTTTCAGTGAAACTTTTCTTAGAATAATCAATAACATCAAGATTTTTATAATCTTCTCTATTAAGAAAATAATGTATTAAATCCTCAACTTTAACAAGTTTAAGATCTTTTGTATATCTTGGATCTTTAAACCAATACATTTCAGATATTTTAAACTCATTCATATTTCTGAGTGCCTGATCGTATATCTCGTAATAAATGGGGTCAAATCCGTTAGGCGTTGAAATAACAATAACTTTACCACCGGTAGAAAGAGAGGCCATACAAGCCGCCCAGAAATCACTGTCAGCCTCAATATATGCTGCCTCATCAAATATCAATATTGTTGGAGTATAACCGCGAAGAGCATCTTTTGAAGTTGCAACCGCTTTAACCTCACAACCATTATTTAATTTGTAATGTCTTTGTGAATCCTTTTCTTTAGAGAAATCAATCCCAACCCATTTAGGCCATTGTTCGGTAAATCCACGAACTTTATTCGCCATTTCAATGGCGGTATCCAATTTATTTGCGATTATTAGAATCTTTTCAGGTCTTTTCTTTTGGGCAAATGCAATTTTTTTTGATGCCCAAGCGGCGGTTACTGTGGATACTCCCGCCTGACGGTATTTTAATGCGATATTCTCATTGTAGTTCTCATAATCCTCAAGTAAACTTTCTTGATCCGGAAATAGTTCTAAAGGAACATATTGAGAAACTGTGTTATCGTAGGTTTGTAAATATGTTTTAAGTGCATATGGTGTATCTTTCATACACTTTGCGTATTCAACATATAATTGTTCTTTTGTTAATGCCATATCCTATAAATATCAAATCCCCTCGAAAGTGAGGGGATTCAATAATTTATGTGGTTTTATTTACTTGTTGTAATTCCTAATCCTCCTAATAAGGAATCTAAATCAGGACCATCATCATCGTCATCATCACCATAATCACTCAAATCATCGTCTTCATCGTCGTATTCTCCTGTTGCTTGATCATATTCCTGTTGTTGTAATTCAGAAACAATACCATCAACAAGATCTTTGATAAATTTGGTTCCTCTTGGATTCCCAGCCAAAACTAACTTGGAAATATTCAAGAATTCTTCAGCACTTAACATTGAGAATCTTGAAATCAAATAGTTTCTGATCATTTTTTGATCATCTTCAAACAATTTGTCAGGAAACGCCTCTAAGAATTTTTCCCAAAAAATAGGTCCAAGTCTGATATCCCAAACTTCGGCTTGTAAAGTATCTTCAGATGCTAAAACCATTTCAGATTGTCTTGGATCATCAGGTAAACCGTGAGAACCCAAAATATCATAAACACCTTTTAATAATTCGTGAACAAGGATAGGAAAACTAGAACCTTTAGCTCTAACTGTAGGTGGATCTGTTGTTAAATCAACTTCTTCTTGACCCGCCTGACCTTGTCCAGATCCTGCCATTTGCATCACCATATCTTCAGGATATAACCAATAAAGATAATCCAAAGTTGCCATAGAAAGTCCGTATAAATTTGTAAGTTGAGGGTTAACATTCTCTAACTCATTTCTTACCAATTCAAACATATAATGTCCTTTCTTAGCCGCTCCTTGAATAAGAGAATTCATAAATCTTCTCTTAGCCTTTTCCATATCAAACTTTTCAAATGCGTCAACAAAGTCTTCAAGTTGTTCTGTATTTTCCTCAAATGCGTCTTTAACTTCTTCATCTGAGAATTGTTCCGCTTGACCTTGCATATCTTCAGCCGCTTGTATAGAACCCATAGGAACTAATTCAGCCTCAAAATTTATTTTTCCTTCAGGAATACCCATTTCTTTTTTAACTAATTCTACCGCTAATTCCTCAAGATATTGTTTGTTTCTCTGCTCAATCATTGTGATATTTTGCATCATTCTCATAGCATTCATCATAAGATTTTGGAAAGCTCCTCTACCTCTTAATGGTTCTCTACTACCAGCATATCTTGCAAATTTTTCAACAACATCCTTAAATCTTTTAGACGAAACAATCTCATCAAATCTTTTATCACCCTCGGGCATTGCCGGATGTTCAGAATATGGAGTTTCACCTCTTTCTACTTTTCTTTGAATACTTGGATCAGGTCTGATGTCTCCGGGTAAATCCCCGAATTCCATTTGTTCTCTTGTTATTCTTTTTTTCATTATTTTTTAAATTTAATTCCTAAACTATTAAATGTTAACCAACTTGGTAATTTTTTTCTTGCCTTTGGTTTTGGTTGTTTGTGTTCGTCAGGTTTTAGTGGATCAAAAGGTTTTTTCTTTGGTGGAGTTTTGGTTCCGGGTTTTGTTGTAGGATCCGTCTTAGGTTTAGCAGGTGCGTCCATTACCGACTCTTTAGTTTCCGCCGCCTTTGGTCTGATTTTTGGTCTTTCTTCAGGATTTTTTTCTCTTTTTGGAGAGAAAGGATCGTGCGGTTTTTCTTTTGGTGGTGACTTAGTTCCGGGTTTTGTTGTAGGTTTTGTTTTTGTATCAGAATCTTTATCTTCAGTTTTAACACCAAACGAACCTATTTTACCAATAGGTGTTTTCATAGTTTGTTTTTTCGATTCTATTAATCTCATTAAATCTCCCTTTGTCATTTTAGGACTCATATGTTGTTCCAACAAAGATACGATTTTTCTTTCTAATAAAATATCAAAATATTGTTTTCCTTCTTTAATTGATTTTTTTACATCTCTTACACATCTTTCAAATTTCGCCGTTTTTTTAGGACCCAATTCGGAATGACATATCGCCCAAGGATTGTTTTTATCTTTACTCTTACCCTTACCTTCTTCAACTTCCCCTTGAACTATTAATTTAGAACCTGTAGGATCTAAAGAAACCGTTTTACTTCCTGAAGTGTTTACTGCGGTTCCCCCTTTCAAATCGGTAATTGGAACTTCTTTGCGGGGAGCCATAGTTGTTGTAATCGCCTCTTTGGTTTCTTTCTTTCTATTCTCAATTAAACTTTTATGGAGTCGATTAATATCAGATTCGGATAATGTCATAAGTGTTTTTGGTTTAAACCCGAATTTAATTAGATCAGAATACTTGTTACTTTTCATATACAACGTTTTTTTCAAATTCAAGAACGATATCTCGTTCATACAATTTATCTTTTATTTCTTTTTCTGTTTGACCATATCTGAAAACCAATCTTTTGGTTTGAGAGAAGTCAATATCTTCATTTTCTTTTTCCCATGCTAATGATATTACATCATCAATGCTATCCATAAAACTAAAAAAGTCAGAGTTTTGAATCAACTCTAGTTCTATTTCAGTATTTTTCAAAACTCCAACCTTCTTTATAAAATTCAAACCCGGTGGTTTAGGATATCCATTTGCCGGTTTTGATCCCCAGGATTCGTCCCAAACATTTTTAGTGTCTTCAGAGAATATAAATTCATACATATTATCCCCCTTATAATTCGGTCCTAATCCGTTAACAAAAACTAAATAACTCATATCATATCACCATTGGGTGTTATTTTGAATTGATTAAGAGCTGAATTCTCGAATACAAGATTTTTCTTATTTGATTTACCCACAAATTTTAATCCGGGATATTGTTGAATAAGTTTTCTTGCCGAAACTTCCTGAATTACTGATTCAGATAATCTTTTTATTTCTGAAGCGATAAATTTATTCTTTTTAATCAATTTTTCTTTTCTTTCTTCTTTAATTAGACTTTCAACTTTTTTTTCGTTATTACCTGTTTTAAAATATTTGAATAAAATTTGTTCAACTTTTTGTTCTCTAAATAAACTATCGGCAATATTTGCAATGTCATCATAATCACCACCTTCTGTCATTTCACCCATTTCTTCGGGAGGAGGCGGTGGAGGAGTTCCTTCTTCTGAACCCATATCCATACCTTCTTCACTACCCATATCTTCTTCCGATCCCATGTCAACATTTTCTTCACCACCGAATTCATCTTCAACACCTTCGAATTTATTGATTATTTGTTCTCTATCGTCTTCATCTAAATCATTCAGTGCTAATGCGGATAATACTGAATTAATGACATATTTTATATCCTTCGAAGACATTTTATTTTCTTCATCAGTTTTTATTGTTCTGAGTTTTTGACCCAATCTTCCAACTAGTTTTTGAATGCTCTTAAATGTAACAACTTCATCATCCCCTCCCATATCCATTTCTTCACCTTCTCCCTCGCCTTCACCTTCTGCAGGTGGTGGTGGAGGAGTATCTTCTTCCCCTTCGCCTTCTGCAGGTGGAGGAGGTGGCATATCACCACCCATATCTCCTGAAGGAGGAGGTGGTGGAGTTGCACCAGCATCCGGAGCCGGAGGTGGAACATTTTCCACTTCTTCAGCCGGTGGAGGTGGAGCCGCCGCAGGTTTGGGAGTTTTTAAAACAAACTTTTTTTGCTCAAACAAAGAAATACCTTCTTCATTTTCATGTAAAACATTAGTTTCTTTAGCCATCAAATTCAATCTTTTTAAAGCTTGAGAATACGATGGATAATATTTTCTATGTTTCATAGGATCAATATATTCCGCAACAGATTCACTAATAGTTTTTTTAATGATATATCCTGCCTTTTCTCTTACAATTTGATATTCATTACCATCTGCTAAGGTGATTCTGTATTGATCTTTAGATGTTTCATTGATAGGTTGAGGAATGTTTTCTTTGAATTTAGAAATTTCTAACATTCTTTTAATTTTTTCCATTCCTTGTAGTTTTTCACTACCTAAAGGTTTTAAATCTCCCATTTTATTTTTGTTTTAATTTTTAATTATTTAATCCGTTTGGACCACCAAGTGCAACCATATCTAATTGAACAATGGCATTACCTTTTCCATCGGTATAAGTAGGGTGTGGAGCATCGACAGCGGTTACAATCTCACCTCCGGATCCATCCGGACAAACGATACAAATTTCAGATGTAAAAGTGCCAGCACTTATTGTTGTTCCCATAACGAAATATTTCTATATAAATATATCAATAAGTCAATTTGTTATTTTCAATTCATTCATAGATAAAGATTTATCTAATAATTTATCTTCAAAATCAAATAATTTATCGATATAACCATTTCTTCTTAATACCTTGAAAACTAGGTTTTCATCTGAAAATTCACCCTCTTTATCTAATCCGCTCTTTCTAAACTTTTTAAGTTTTTCTTTATACTTTTTTATAAATTCTTTTGCCTCATCTAAATCTTTATCTGATGCGTTTTCAATAACGGAATCAATTGTATCCATCCACACTTTTACTTTTTTGTTAATGGATTCTTTATTTACTTTAACAGATAGTTTTTTAGGTTCATCAACCCACTCATCAAATAGAATTGAATATAGTCCGGTTGCGGTGTGAGGTTCCTCAGAATCTTGAGCATAAACCTCAACTTCAAAACCTTTTATTTTAATATCGTGTTTTGTATTAAATAAAATCTTTTTAAGATTGAATAGTTCTTTATACAACTCAACCTTATCTTCAGGATATTGTTCGTAATCAACGATTAAATGGAGATCTATATCAGAGTATTTTGACCAATTAAAATTGGCCAAAGAACCGGTGAAGTGGATGTCCTCAACGAAGACATCCACACCTATAAAATCTATAAATTGATATGCAATTTCTAAAAGATAATCTCTAATTTCGGGTTTAATTTTTTTACCACCGGGTTCCCAAACTTTTGGATTCAGATTATCTTGAATCTTAAAACTTTTAATTATTTCGGAGTTTTTTTCCATATCAAATAAATACTCCGAAATTGTTATTTCAACAAGCTATAATATTCTTTGAAATGTTTAATTCTATCAGGTAATCCGATAGGTAGTTTGCTTTACCAGTTAATTGAATATAACCTCTGCCGCGAAACTTAAATCCTTCTTTAGTTGCTTCAGGACCATTACCCATTCTTCCGCCGTAAACTCTTGATGCAATTAATTCCGGTTTTCTTTCGTATTGTTCTGCAAGAGCTTGAGTTGGGAAATACTTCTTAAATGTTGTAAGAAGACCTTTGGCTCCGTAATTAAGATTTTCATTTACAGCTTTGAACCCTGCACTTTCGTGACCGCACTGAGCCAAGAAATGAGCAAGTCTTAAACTTGTGTTTATGTTAAATTTCGCCATAACATCGGGAATCTGCCCGATAACTGCGTCAGGGATGTGCCCCTTCAATTTGTTCAAATCCATTTTTTTGTTTTTAGTTTTTGTTTATTACTCAGTGATTTCTTCACTAGTTTCTTCTTCTTTTTTTGCGGTCTTATGTACAATATACTTGTCCACAGATGCTATACCGAATGAACCAAGAGTTAAAATCAAAAATGAATTGAAAATAAACTCGGTAACTAATAAAGGTTTACCCAAATAACCGGTTATTAAATCGGTAATTGCAAAAAGAACCATAACAACAAATGACGCGAAACCAACTATAGATTTTTCGTTAATGTCGTTCTCATCTCTAAATAGATTGTAAAAGAATTTTTTCATAGGATACGGATTTTTTTTTTATTTTTTATTGACTTATTCCGGTGATAAAGATAGTTAACCATACGGCTAATGCCGATACCACGCCAATAACTACTGTTTGTTGAACTTTCTTATCTTCAAATTCCATCTTTTTATATTTTTCAATTTCTTTGTAGTAAACATTGTTCAACATTAAAGTTTGCTTCAAAGAATCTTGAGTAATTAACAAATTCCTATTTGTTTTAAGTAAAGATTCATTTGTCAATCTTAAGTTTTCTCTATTTTGAAAAAGAGACAAATTAATTAATTTGATACTATCTTTCATTTGGAAAAATTTGTTATCAATCTCCTTTGCTTGAGATGATGTCATAATAACAACCTCTTCTCCTTTAA